CTTTCCTTTTCTAACCCACAAAACACCTCGATCGCCCACGATCAGGCTGGATCGCTTTGATTAATCTTAAAACTGGAGAGATCCTTTTAGATCAGGATGAATCGATTTTAGGAGGTGTGCAAACTCCACGAATTCACTCACAATTGAATGATTTGCCGTCTAAAGGTCATGAGATGATTGAGTTTGCTAAAGAAATCGGTATGCCGTTAATGCCTTGGCAAGAATTCGTTGCAATTCATGGGCATAAGGTCAAGCCAGACGGCCGATACCACCACTCAGAATGTGGACTCGTAATTGCAAGGCAGTCCGGAAAGTCTACCTTTATGATGCTCAGGGTTTTAACTGGCATGTTTGTATGGGGCGAAAATTTACAGCTCTCATCAGCTCATAGATTAACTACATCACTTGAAACATTTAGACAAATGGTTGGCATAATAGAATCAAACGACAAACTAGCATCTGAAGTAAAAAAGATTAGATGGCAGCATGGAGCTGAGGAAATGGAATTAAAGGGTGGTCGCAGGTTTGTTGTAAAAGCAGCTAATAATGCAAGCCGAGGAATTTCAGCGCCATCCAGCATTCATCTTGATGAGTTAAGAGAATATAAAGATGAGGATGCTTGGTCATCTATGAGATATACAATGATGGCTTCAAAAAATCCTCAAGTATGGATTTATTCAAATGCTGGAGATCAACATTCAGTTATCCTAAACAAACTTAGGGAACGCGCTATCGCAGCCAGCGTGAACCCCTCCGATACGATCGGTTGGTTTGAATGGAGTGCCGAGCCAGATGCACCGATCACACTCCCGTCAGGTGAGATCAATTGGCCAGCATTCGCTCAAGCCAACCCTTCGCTTGGTATAACAATTCATCCAGATAACATTAAAGCTGTTATTAATGATCCACCTGATATTGTGCGAACAGAAGTTTTATGTCAATGGGTAGATACAATCAATTCTGCAATAGATGCACAGAAATGGGAATTGTGTAAAACTGACCCAATACCATTAGATCCTGACAAAGAAACTTGGTTCGGATTAGATTTAAGTCCAGATCGTAAATTTGGTGCATTAGTGGCAACTCAAAAACTACCGGGTGAGAAATTCAATTTAGTTTTGCTCCACACATGGTCAAATGATTATTCAATTAATGATTTAGCGGTTGCAAACGATATTGCGCCTTATGTAAGAAAATATAATGTTCAGACTGTCGCTTATTCCAAAAGGACTGCACAAGCTGTCGCAAGTCGGCTAGTTCCTGCTGGAATTCCCATTACAGATATGGATGGGGCGATATATGCTGAATCATGCGATCGGTGGTTAGGCGCAATCAATTCCCATCGATTACAGCATGGGGGTCAAGAGGAATTGACTCAGCAAACACTATCGGCTGCGAAACTGCCCTATGGGGATGGGTCATGGATCATCGGTAGGAGAGCAAGTAGGGTCGCAGTTTGTGCAGCTGTGGCATCTGCTTTAGCAAGTTACTTTGCGACACAAGTAGAAACAGAAATAGACATACAAGTCGGATAAATCGGACTTATGGTATATTATGTACCAATGGGATTATTCGATAGATTTCGGGCAACTCAACCAGATAATTCAGTTGATGTAGCTGCTGCACTTGCACCATACAACGCACAACAATTAGTTGGCGGAATTTTATTTGGAACAACAACTGCAACGCGTGAACAATACATGGCAATACCATCGGGAGCGCGTGCAAGAAATATTATCTGTTCAACAGTCGGATCTTTACCGCTTGAACAATATAATCATTTTACAAATGAACACATAAGACCAAATCGTGTAATTATGCAACCAGATCCAAGAGTTGCAGGTTCAGCAATATACGCATGGATCGCTGAAGATTTATTATTGTATGGTGTTGCTTATGGAATGATTATGGATGCTTATGCAGCAACAGATGCTTCAAGAATTAGAGCATGGACAAGAATTGCACCTAATAGAGTATTTGCTTCATTAAATGGTAATTCAACTGAAATTGAATATTACACAGTAGATGGCAAGCGAGTGCCACCTTATGGATTAGGTTCACTAATTGTATTTAACGGATTAGATGAAGGTATATTAAATCGAGCAGGTCGCACAATTAAAGCTGCTGCTGAATTAGAAAAGGCTGCCGAAATGTATGCCAAAGAGCCAATGCCACAAATGGTTCTTAAATCAAATGGCACAAATCTAACACCTGAAAGAATTACAAAACTTTTAGAATCATGGAGAATATCAAGATCAACAAGAGCAACTGCATTCTTAAATGCTGATGTTGAATTACAGGCTTTAGGTTTTGATCCAGCCAAACTTCAGCTCAATGAAGCTCGTCAATACCTCGCTCTGGAAATCAGCAGAGCATCCGGTATTCCTGCATCATTCGTATCTGCTGAAACTACTTCAATGACTTATTCAAATATGACAGCCGAAAGAAAAGCATTAATTGACTTTTCACTTCGTCCAATACTTACATCAATTGAACAAAGATTAAGTCAGCCTGATTTCGTGCCAAATGGCATGGAGGTTCGATTTGATATTGATGATTTCTTGCGTGGCTCAGCATTAGAGCGAGCGCAAGTTTATGAAATCCTAAACCGTATCGGCGCGATGAGCGTTGAGCAAATCCAAGAGGAAGAAGACCTAATACGATGAAAATTAGTTTCCCAATAGAGATAACAGCTGCTGATACAAATAAGCGCACAATCTCAGGAAAGATCGTTACATGGGATGAGCAAGGATCAACAAGTGCAGGATTGACTGTATTTGAGAAAGATTCAATTGATTTCTCAAAGCCTGTTAAATTATTGCTTGAGCATCAAACAACAAAGCCTTTAGGTAAGTTAGTTGACATAACTGCAACAGATACAGGCTTGGAAGCAACATTTCGTTTGGCCAAAACTTTTAGAGCGGATGATGCATTAGAGGAAGCTGCAACTGGGCTTCGTGATGGTTTTTCTGTAGGAGTAAAGATTAATGAATGGAAAAATGAGGAAGGCGTGCTAAGAATTAAATCAAGCACACTTCAAGAAGTTTCACTCGTAACGGATCCAGCAATTGACAGCGCAAGAGTCGCTGAGGTTGCAGCGAGCGAAACACCAGAGAATTCCGAAGCAACCGCCGAGGAAACAACAACACAGGAGGACAAAGTGTCAGAAATTAATTCTGAAGCTCCTATCGCGACCGAAGCGGTAGAAGCGGCACAAGCTCCAGTTGTAACTGCAAACTACATGGCTTATACAAAGCCACGCGTAGATACAAATGTTACAGCAGGACAATATGCAGCAGCACAAATCCGCGCTATTCAAGGCGATACAGATGCACGCGATTTAATTGCAGCATTACAAATTGCAACAACAGGCGAGAACACAGGAATGGTTCCACCTAATTACCTACGCGATGTAATCGGAGTTATCGATTCATCCCGTCCATTTATTGATTCAATCGAGCGCGCTCCACTACCACCAAGCGGTCTTAAGGTGTTTACACCTGTGCTTGGAAATCAGGCAATCGTAGGACAAACTGCTGAGGGTGTAGAGTTTGCATCACAAGATACAGCTGTTACATTTCAAGAGGACACAATCGTAAAATTTGCTGGTGCAAATGTTGTGAATGTTGAACTACTTGATCGTTCAGACCCATCATTCTTGGATCTATTAATTCGTGAACTTGCTGCATCATATGCACAAAAGACAGATGCTTATGCAGCTAAGATTGCATCAGAAGCAGCAGCAGGATCATCAGGATCAACAATTTATGCAGCAATTGCTGATGGAATTGCAGATGCTTATGGCGTTATGCGCTTCACACCTAACCGCTTGATGGTTGCTCCTTCAGGTGGCGAGGATGGCATCGACTTCGCTGGATTACTTGGCGCAGTTGCAGATGGTCGTCCACTATTCGCAGCAGCAGCTCCACAAAACGCAGCTGGCTTAATTACACAAGGTTCAACAAATGGAACAGTCGCAGGGCTTGATCTAGTTGTAGATCCTAACTACACAGGTGATAATGCAAATGTTAAGCACGCATTAGTTTACCCATCAGCAGCTATGAGATTCCACGAGTCAGGAACATTTGATATTCGTGCAAATATTGTCGCTAACGGCCGTGTTGAAATCGGTCTTTATGGTTATGTCTGTGCAGTAAATCGTTACCCAGCAGCATTCCGTAAACTGTCAGTAGCTTAATTTAACTGAGTGCCTGAGGTTGCTCCCGATCTCAGGCATCCATTAATGGGAGTAAGGAGATGACATGCCAAGTATAATTACAGCCACCGAGTTGAGATCTGTGCTTGGTGTGTCATCATCCTTGTATAACGATGCTTACTTAAATCAAATTATTGACACCGCAGAAACAGTCATTCTGCCAATGCTAGTTACATTCAAAAGCCCAATTGATAAAGTGTCGCTGACTGATAATGTCGCCACTTTTACTACACTAGGAATTCATGAATTTACAGAAGGACAATCAGTTGTCATCACAGGATGCGGATCACCATATAACGGAACAAGAACAATACTTGCAGAAAATCTTGGCGCATATACCTTTTCAGCTACAATCACAAATGCCGACATCAATGAAGCAAATGTTATTCCAAGTGGAGTTGCCACTTTATCTGGAGCATCAACTTATGTTGGAAACGCAGCTGTTCAATCAGCAGTTTATACAGTTTCAGTCGAAGTTTTCCAAGCAAGACTCGCAGGTGGAGGACAAATCGAAGGAGTAGATTTCCAACCTACACCTTTCAGAATGGGTCGTTCATTATTTAATAAATGCGTAGGTTTATTGGGTAGTTATATGGATACCGAAAGCATGGCTCAATAGTGCCTAATGAAACAATCCTTCAACAGATCCGCACGCCTTTAGCAACTGCTTTATCTAGCGTTGCAGGAAATGTTTATGCTTTTGTGCCTGAAACAGTTATTCCTCCAGCAGTAGTAGTTGTGCCTGATTCACCATATTTAGAATTTGAAACAATTAATAAAAGCAATATCAGAGCAAAAGTTAATTTTACTATTTCAGTTGCAGTTGCTTATAACAGCAATCCTGCATCGCTCGACAATATCGAGCAATTGATAATCAGCGTTCTGGCAGTTATTCCTAGTGGATATATTGTCAGCTCGGTCGAAAGACCAACAGTCACCACAGTCGGAGCATCGACTTTGCTTATCGCAGATGTTCGAGTATCTACCTACTACACACGCACAGTCTAAG